CCCTTGTCGATGACCGTGATCGGCCCGATCTTCGGATCGAGCGTGACCATCGATCGGTTGTAGGTGCGTTTGAGATCGGTCGCCCAGTTCGGCATCAGCTCGAGGACGTCGTACCCCTTGTACTGAGTGAGAGCGTTGGTCGGCGCCGGCGCGGGTTGCTCGGCTTCCCCGATGAACACGAGATCCATCTGATCGGCGCCCGAAAAGAGCCGATCGACATCAAGCTTCGCGCCCAGGCGACAGAGAAACACAGGCATAACAAACGTCGCCGCGCCGGCTTCCCAGGAAAATTGCGTTGGCGAGGACACTGCGATCGAGTCCGGGTTGAGCTCGGTGATTACGAGCGCCTCGTAGGTGTACTCGTCGACCCAGATAATTGCGACACCGCCGACGGCGTACTGTCGATTGGTCGTGCAACACGGGATCGAGAAGCTCCCGGCCGGCGTGTCGGCCGTCATCGGAGATTGATCTGGCCACCAGGGGACGCCGAACGGCTGGTTTTGCCAGCCCCAGACTTGTGCTTCCATTCCCGCGGCATTGCGAGCGGTGAGCGCGCACGCTCGAAACGTCATGCCGCGGCGCGCTAGCTGTCGGAGGCCTCGCCGTTGCTCATTGTCCGAGTAGGCTTTGAAGACGTCCGTCAGAAACGAAATCGATTCCTTCATGCCGACGCCCCACTCCGGCGCGACCGAAAACACAACGATCCGGGAACCGGTGATGAGGATGTCGGCCCCCTCGATTCCACTCGAGAACGTGAAGACGACGTCCTGATTGATTTGCGGGGAACCCGCCTGCAGCATCGTCGCCTGGTAGATGTACGAATCGAGCGCTGCGATCGGGAGAGGTTCGCCGTAGGGATCGGCGAGGAGTACTCCGCCGGATCCATTGGTGCCGATCGCGGTGAGCGTCTGGTCGGAGTTCCGAAACGTGTTCCACACTTCGACGGGAAACTCCGTCGCGGAAAGGACGAACCCGAGCGCCTTTGCGGACGGGATTACGATCACGCGCTCGAAGAGCTCGCCGCCGAAGAGCTCTTGCAGGGCTCCGATCGCCGATCCGTGCACGACCGAGATCACGGGTTGCGGTGTCCCTCGCGAAGCGCCGAGAGATCCCGAAGTTAGCGACAGAGGGAATCCGCCGGCGAAAGTCGCGGCCGTGACGTCCGTCGATCGACTCGCGGGATCGGCGAGCAGCGGATTCGACACGTCGGTCCCTGTGAAATTGGCCATATGCAGTTATGCAGTTACACGACTTTCAGGACAGCGAAGTTCGGGAACATCGTGTAGGTCTCGCCTCCGATCGCATAATCCTCGGCCGGCGCGAACCCGTTGCCCGCTCCGGTCGTCGAGAACACGGTCGGGATCGCGCCGATCGGAGCGAAGCCGCCGCTCTGTCCGCTCGATCCATCGCGACCGACCCACCAAACCACGGGAAGCAAATTCGCGCGGCCGTCTTGTTGGCTCGTTTGCTCCCACTGAAACTCCGGCGGGACGACGGTCGGGGCGGTGCTCGAGTACCTCGGGATCGACGGGGTGATCGAAGCGCCCCCGTAGACCATCGAAGCGCCGTTTCGCCCTGTGTAACCGCCCGCCAATAGAGCCGTATCGCTGATCCCAATCCATAGTCCGGTGAACGAGTCTGAGTCGCAGAGGACGAACCCCGCCGCAAAGCTACTGAAGTCCTCATGCGCTCCGGGACAGTACGAGCTCGAGGTGTACCCGGGCGCGTTCGCACCCGTGACCGGAAACGAAGCCTGGCTGCCGGATGAGCTTGCAAAAAAGTACGCCCCACCGGTCCAGGTTCCGTTCTTGCTAAGCATCGGCCCCCATCCGAAGTGCACATAGAGCCCGGGCGTCACTTCGACGACGACGACGATGTGATCGTCCGAGGAATCTGAGAAAAAGTAGTAGTTCGAAAACGGTCCGGCCGAGAGATGGGCGCCGCAACCGACGACGTCGGTCGTCCCGCTTGCATACGGAGGGTTTCCGGGTTGCGCGTTCCAAGTCTGGGTGCCATCGAACGCGGTCGAGAGATAGATCTGCAGCGCATTCCCCGCCGTGGTCTGTTGCATAGCCCATGACACGTCCCCCGGGAAGTGCGATTTCAGATGGACGAATTGCCCGTCTTTGTCGAGATGCGCCCGCCATCCGCCGTTGCCCTGGTCCGCCTCCGAGAGATCTGTATTCCATCCGATGCCGGCGAGCCACACTACAAGCTTTTGCAGCAGATCGGTGCCATCGGTCGAAGTCCCGTTTTGGTAAGACATCAGCTTCTCCCCCTCAAGTGAGCTTCACTGCGAAGTAGTCGATCGACGTCGTGCGGTTCACGTTTTGAACGACGAGATACTGGGGCCCGCCGATCGTGATCGTGTTCTCGCTCGATTGCTGATAGCCGGTTGTTGCGACGATCCCTTCGAGCTCTCCGTACACATTCGGGAGTGCGTCGAAGAGCACGATCGGGAATAGGGTGTAGCCGCCGTCGAGGTTCGTCGTCCAGTTGGCCATGCCGACATTGCTGTTCGCGTCGCCGTAAGGCCACACGCGCCCAAAGGTTGGGTCGTTTGTACTTCCGGAGAATCCTTTCCATTCCCCGGTAGACAACCGGAGCCGGAGCGTCGACTGGCTATCGAAGGAGAGGGCGTTCGGGAAGGGGCTCGGGAAGTCTCGGAGCTCGTTCCCCACGTACGACCATCTCCAGCGCGCATCGTCCGCGGCCGGCTCACCCGTGATCGAGCCACCGCCCCACGCCATCGACCCTCCGACGACGAGCGGGTAGGGGAACGAGCCCGGACTCATGTATGTCGACATGAATCCGAGATAGCACGCCACATAGATGGTCGAGACCTTCGCGATGACGATCACGCGCCGGCCGTTCGCGATGAACCAGTAGGGGATCGAGGAGTCCCACAGATTGAGAACCGGAGAGGGAACCGTCTGACCAGGTCCGCCGATATATCCCGCCTGGCTCTCGAACGCGAGCGACGAATCGAACGCGGTGAATCCCCCGAGTCGCCAGTTGTAGTAATCGGCGCCGACGTTCGAAAAGGTCTCCGCGCCGACGAAGATCTGATCGAGATTCCCGTTGCCGGGTGCCTGCCAGATCATCTCCGTGCCGGCGGTCCGGCGCAACGAGGTCCAGGGAGGAGTCGTCGAGACCGTGAACGCATCGCCCGCGACGAACGAGGTCGCGCCGGCCGTGATCATGAAATTGATGTGAGGATCCGCGTAGGCTGTCCCGACGACCCCATTCGCGAGTGCGCCCGAGACCGATCCGACGACTGAGAACGCAGTCGCGCTGGTGAACGTAATCGTCATGGCCTCGGCGACGCTCGCGGATCCGCCGATCAGGCCGGCGATCGTTCCATTGCCGGCGCCGGCGAACGAAGGCTCGAGCGTCATGCCCTGGGAAGTCAGGAACGCATCGAGCAGGTCGAGCAGGTTTGCGTAGTCTGTGGCCGTTCCGGTCTGACAGCTCATTTCACTTGCCTCGCTGGAGTGCCTTGTTTGCCGCTTTGGGATTGTTCGACAAGTGCTGTACTACAACCTTTCCCGCGGCCTTGCTCGATAGGTGCTTCAGGACGAGGCCCTCATCGAGTCCGATCCCGAGATGGAGATCCATCCCCGGGCCGCCGCCAGGCGCCTGTACCAAGCCGCCCTCGGCGAAGTGAGCGACACCCAGTCCAGAGATCGCTGGGACTGTGACCCCCCGGTTGACTTGGGCGAGGGTGTGAACTCCGATAGCTTCCGTCGCCTTGGCGCTGAGGACGAACTCACCAGCCGAAAGACGAGCGGGGATCGAGTCCGACGTCGAGGTCCCAGGTCCCGTGACGAGCCCGCCGGCGGCAAACATCTCACTGAATCCGCCGCCGGCGCCCGGACCGGCCGCGCCTCCGCCGCCGGCGCCCTGGATCATTTTCAGCATTCTGGTCATCGCGATTTGCACGAGCAATTGCGTGACGATTTTCTGGATCGATTCGACGACCGACGTCGCGAGCTTGCGGAAAGCATCCCCGACCGAGGTGGCCGATTCGATCGTCGAGCTGAGAAAAGTATTGAGGTCGCCCTGGATCGCGGTCCGCGCTTCCTTGCCGAACTGCTGCATGTCACTGGCCGCCAAGGTTGCGCTCACCGAAATGTCTTTCACTTTTTGCGCATAGTCCTCGGCTTCCTGGATCTGTTGCGGGTCGACCGCGGCCGCGCGCATCGCTACGGCGATCGCCTGCAGCTGAGGGATCCGCGCGAGCTCGAGCTGCGCGATCCGCTTCTCGGCGCCGTACTGGGTTTCGAGTCCGGCCGTGACCTGCAGGTTGATGTCGTTTTGCGCGTTGCCGAGAGATTTGAAAGCGTCTGCGCCTTGCTTTTTGTCCTCGTCGTATGCCGCGGTCGCGAGCTTCAATTGCTGGATCTGCGCGACCATTGCCGCGACCGCTTCCGGAGTAAGCCCGGCTTGTGTGAGGGCGCGCCTGACCTCGGCCTCTTCGCTCTGGATTTTTGCGATCGCGGCCTCGTAGGTGAGCCCCTGAGCCGCGAGGATTTGGCCCTGGTAGTTGAGGACCGTTTTCTGATGTGCCTCTTCGGCGAGGAAAAGCTGAGAGTCGAGCTCGGCTTGAGTCTTCGTCTCGTTGACCTTCGCGATCGCGATCTCGGAATCGAGCTTGGCGATTTTTTGCTTTTTCGCAATGTTGGCCGCGTCGCTTCCGTCGGTCGGGGACGCGGCGAGGGCTGCGCGTTCTTGCCCGAGTATCGAGATCTGCTCGTCGCTCTCGGCTTTCGCGAGCTGCTTTTTCTTTGCGAAAAAGGCGCTCGCTGATTCGAGCCCTTGGTTGTAGGCGATCTGATTCGCCGACTCCTCCGCCGAATTGTTCGCCTTGAATAGAGCGAGCTCTTCCTGGAGTCGCGCCTCGAGGGCCGCGAGCTTCGCTTTGTCCGCCTTGCTGTCGTCGATGTTGTCGCTGTCGCCGCCCCCGCCTTTCGGTTTGTACTGAGCGGTCCGATCGGCCTGGCGCTTTTTCAACTCATCGTCCGACGGAAGCAATTGCGTGAAGTTTTTTGCTAGCTGCTCCCCCGTCGTCGCCCAGATCGTGACCAGCCGATCCGAGTCGTCTTTCGAGGTCACGACCGCGTGTGCTGCCCCGTCGATCAGGGCATCGAACGCGCCTTTGAAGGTCCCGGCGCTGAATGCCTTCGCGACCGCCTGGCCGCCGTCCTGGACCTTGCGCCACATCTGATCGAACACTTCCTCGATCGTTGCGACGACTCCCCCGACTGTCGTACCGATGTCGACGAACAAGAGCGCGATGTATCGGAGGACGGTGCCCGCCTTCTCGCCAAGCTTCTCGAACCCGGACGCTCCGTCGCTTGCGAGCGCGTCCTTGAGCCCTTTGCTGATGTCGATGAGCGCGGGCTCGAGGCCGGCCTCGAATTGATTCGCCGCCCCCTTTGCGGCGCCGGCGAGCTCGTTCATCGATGCCGCGGCCGCGAGCGTGTTCGCTTGCATGTCGTCGGAGATGTATTGCCCGGTCGCCTTTGCGGCCGCGGTGACTCGATCGAACCCGTCGCCGGCGAGAGCGTTGAGGGTCGGAATCAGCGCTTGGCCGCCGCGGCCCATGATCGTCTGTGCGATCGCAGCTTTCTGCAGGCCATTCTGCATCGCGCCCAGGCGATCGGTGACGAGCCGAATCTTCTCGTCGGGGGACAGGTTCTTGAAATCGGCCTGGGTGATGTTCAGCGCCTTAAACGCCGCGGCCGCTCCCGTGCCGCCTTGCTGAAATTTCGTGATGTTCGTCGCGAGGCGCCCGAGCGAGACGCTGACTTGCTCTGTCGTGACTCCCGAGTCTTCCGCGGCTTTCGAGAACGTCGAGAGGAAGCCGGCCGAGAGTCCCGTCTTCTGAGAGAGTCGATCGATGTTGAGGGAGGTTTCGAAAACCTGTTTGCCGAACTCGGCGATTTTGAGAATGATGGCCGACGAGATCACGGCGTCGAATGCACTCTTCAGGTTGAGCGACGACTCCGCGACTTCCTGCTGTTTCTGCTTTAGCTGGGTGAGCTGGTTCCCGAGCTCTTTGATCGCGGCTGCGACGCCTCGATCCTCGGCCGTGAGAGTAACTTTGATCTCTGGAGCTGTGTCTGCCATATCACCCGCCGAGAATTATTTTCGGTACCTTGAGGATCGCCGGGGGGTCTGGACGCTTGACTTTGCCCCCCGCGGCCGCGAGAACCGCCCATATGTGCATGTTGACCTCGTACGCGTGTTGCGCCGCGTTCACCAGCAAGTCCAGGTACGCAAGCAGGAGATCGCGAAGCGCCCAGTCCATCACTTCGTCGAAGCGATCCGGATCGTGTCCTGCGACCTCCCGGATCAGTTGACTGAACTCTCCGAGGTCGCGGGCGCCGCGCTCTCGGTAGACGGGACCGCGTCGCTCGGGTTTGAAGATCTCGGGGAACTCGCCAAAGATTTCCCCGCGTACTGAAAAAAACCCGCTACCACTCCCGCGAGCGAGCTCGTCATCAGCGCTTGCTCGTCGGTGTCGGTGATCGCGTCGAATCGCTCCGCGTTCCGATCGGCCTCGAGCCGCGTCCATTTCTTCCCGACCTCGGTCAAGCATCCCGCGATGATTGCGGACTTTCGGCCAGAAAGCAGGATGCGCGTAATGAACTGCTCTCGGATGGGTTGGAGTTTTTCTTCCGACGGGTTGTCGCCGAGCTGCAGGAAGAGCTCGGTCACGCCGGACAGGCGAAGATGCCCGGTGAGGTAGTCGTTTTGCGCGGCCGTGATTCTCTGAGAAACACTCTCGAACTCTCGTCCGTCAAGCTTCATGTGATCTCCCTTTTGGTTCGAGTCCCCCCGAGCTGCGAGGTTCTCGCGGTTGGTTTCAATCGGCCCGGGGGGTGCAACCCGCCTCCCGGGCCGATGGCTCTGGCAATGGCGACTCCGCGACCTCCTTTCCTCACCAAAAATCACACAACAGCGTAGAAAGTTTGCAGCAAGTAGGGCGCGGTCGGATTGTTCGCCGTGTCGTCGAGGATTGCACCGTCGAGCGTCCAGTTCCCATAGTCATCCGCGATCATCCCCATTTGCCCGCTCGGGTACAGGTTGACCCGCCAAACTTCGACGCCGATCTGTTGCCCGTCGGTCGGATCCGGAACGAATCGGATCTTCCCGAGGACTTGGGGCTCCGTCGCCGGCGCGACCTGGTCGAACTCGGCCGCGAGCGTGGAATACGTGGCGACGAGCGAACTCGTGTCGTCGACCGCGCCAGTCGTCGGGATATAGATCAGGCCTTCGATCGGATCGACGAGGATGTAATCGACGCCGGCGACGAGAGGCGTGTCGCTCGCGCCCTGTGTGAGAACCAAGGGGCTCGTCACGGTGTCGATGCTCCGGCTTGCGAGCTGAAAGTATTTCCCTAGCTTTGTCGGCGTCGCTCCGATGACAACCTCTCCCGTGACCGCGCCCGCCGCGATCTCAAGTTGGGTCTTGCCGGCGGACATCAGGGAAAGGGCGAGCATGTCGGAGCGGAAATCGGTCCCGACGATCGAGAGCGAGATCGTCCGCTTTTTCAAAGCGTTTGCGATCAGTGACGAGTTCTTGTTCAGGGATTGGTAGAGTTCGGCGCGGTCGTCTTTGAGTCCGACCTCGAATTTTGTGCAGTTGCCGAACGGCATGTAGCCGGTCGGGTTGCCGTTAGAGTCGAAACGATCAAACAGAATCGACCCTTTGCCGAGCATAGGTACGTGCGGGAGCGGGTACTGAATTCCAGGCATTGAGCCCTCCTAAGTTGGAAGAGTCGGATCGAGTCTGCTCGTCCGGTATTTCACGGTCCACTCGATTGCAGCGGCCGCCAAAAGTTGATCGCCCTCTTTCGAGAACCAAGAGGTTTTCCCTTCGACGACTCCGTTCGCGAGATTCACGGGGGGATCGGCCGAAGTGGGGAAGTGTTCGTTCTGTGCGAATTGCTGGCTCACCCAAACGAGGAGAGGGTCGAGCGCCGCGTCCGGCGGGACGGTTGTCGATCCTTGAGCTCTGCATTCGACGTGCAGAATCAGGTTGCGGGTGACGAGGGGAGCTTGGTATTGCTGCTTTGCGAGCGGCTCCGGAGTGTCGTCGTCGGCATAGATCAGGATCGCGGGGAGAGAAGTGGGCTCGATCGGGCGCGTGCGCTCCCGGTAGACGGTGAGGCCCGCGGGTCCGCCATCGGACTCGAGAAGCGCCACGGCTGCGAGAATGATCTGCTCACGTATCGACGACGCCATCGAAACTCTACTTTCTCTTCAACTGAGCTTTGAGCTCGGCGATCCGCTTCTCGATTGCCTTCACAATGCCCGTGTCGCTAACCCAATCGAACGCCTTTTCGAGCCGCCTGATCTCCGCCTTGATCTTCGAGACTTCCTCCGGAGGGCGTCCCATGTGTCACATCTCCGCGGCGCAGCGCCCACGCCGTGCCGATGCTGTCATTCCCTCTCGATGCGCGCGGGTATCGGCAAAATCCAGGCGCCTGCCCGAAGGAGCCACAGCCCGACGTGGAGTCGAACCGTGAACTTCCCGCGCGAGTGAAATCTTGATGACTAGCTCGCCGCCGGCACGGCCGTCCAGGCTCCGGATCTTCACTTGATCGCTTGCCATGTCTCACACACTCCCGATCTGAAGTCTTGTAAGCCCCGTGTCGCCCTCTCTGAGCGCGCTCCGGATCGTGTACGAGTTGCCGGCGAAGCTGATCGACTTGTCGGCCTGGAGTGAGCCCGCGGAGAACGCCGTGGTCTGGACCGTGATCGTCGTGACCGGCCCGATCACGCCGCCGCGGTTGCCGTCTGTGACGAGGATCGTGTCGCTCTCGTCGATGAACCCGATTCCGACGACGCCGTCGATTACGACCGCAACCGCGAGGCCCATGCTCGCGGCGTCGGCAAAGACCGACGAAATATCGGAGTCGCGAAAAGCGATCGTCATCGAAGCCTTCGTTTTGAAACCCCTCCGACTCTGCCGATCAGAGGGGTTTCCCTGCTGTCTGTTGCTCGCCGATTCGGACAGAGACGAGCTTTTGGGGTTAGGTCAATAGTTTTTCTTCTCGCCCGGGGGCGTGCGCTTGTCGACGACCTTGGCCGTCCTCGGCGGGAGCTCCACATGTCCCGGATCTCCATGCGTCGGGTTCTCCATCTGGACGCCAAGCTGGGTCGTTCCGAGAGGAGAATCGAGATCGTTCTCGACCCTGTCTTCGTCTTCGTCGAGGACAGCCTGGTTTGCCGCGACCAGGTCATTTGCGAGAGCTTTGTCAACTTCAATTCGTTTTCCCGCATCGACGTGCTTTCCATCGATACGTACGCCTTTGAGGAGCTTCACTTTTGCCCGTTTTGTTTTCGTTGCCACGAGTTTTCTCCTTTTTCGAAATTCCAGACCAGGCCCGCGGGAAAGGGAGAATCCAAGCCCGCGCGGCCTGGTCCTGATCAGTTCACTTCAGAGGCGACTCCTCTGCGAACGAATTAGCCGTTGGTCTGGCATTCGGCGACCACGAAGGCGGCCGGGTACTTGAGCGCGATGTCCGTCAACATGAACGTGGTCAACTCGATCATGCCCTGCTTTTTGAGGCGATACGGGTCGACGACGAGCTCGAACCCGCTTCCCCACATGCCGATGATCATCGTCGACCAGACGCCCAATATCAGAGCGCTGTTGTTCGACGTCGACCCCCGGACTCCAGTCTTCGGGACCTGGTTCGAGGAGAAGGCATCGAGGCCGGAAATCTCCTCGTTGTCGGTCCACACGGGAAGAGCGATCGTGTTCGCCATGCGCGGAGTGAGTTTCAGGAGTGCTTTGACCGCCGGAGTTGTGAGCCAGCCAGGATCGCCGAGCTGATCGGCGTTCGAGTCTTCGAGCTGCTCGATCATGTGGGCGATGTCGGGATAGGTTGGAAGTCCGCCATTGCCCACGTCGGTTGCAAGGATGAACGACGTGATTCCCGAAGCGTTCAGGACCCCCGTCGGTTGAAAGTTGGCTCCGGTCCCCGCGATCGCCGCCAGGTCGATCGAGATCGCCAGGTCGCGCGCGAGGTCCTGTCGGACGAGCGTGTCGACGTCGACTACAGCTTGCGCAAGCAATTGCCGCGAGTAGCTCGTCGAGGACTGGTAGGTCTTCGGAGAGCTCAGCACTTGCCCGAGCGTCAGGTTCGAGTCGGCGACGTCGACGCCGGGATTCTCACCCACCCATGAGCCCGTCGCGCGGCCCGTCTGTTTCGGGTAGGCCACGTTGTCGCGGAGTCCCGAGATGGTTTGCGCGCCGAGTTGTTTCACGCGGAGACGGTTGTAGAGGTAGTCGATGAATACCCCGGGCTCGGTGAATTTGAGCTCGGCGCCGACCGTGGCCGTCGAGGAGTCCAGGCCCGCGCGCGTTTTGATCCCATGAACGTTTTTCATGGTCCAAGGGACGAACAGGCCTCCGTGAGAAGAGCGAGCGGTTTTCTCGAGCGTCTGGGAGATCTCGACTTCCAGGCAGGGCTCGGGATCGCCATCCTTTTCGCGAGCCGTAGCCATCGCCATGATTCCCCGCGCGAGGTTATATTGGTTCTGCTCTCGTTCCGTCAGTGCGAGCTCTTCGCGCTGTTCGCTTGACGGGGTTGCGATCGGCTTCGGTTTCGCCATCGTGTCGAGGATCTCGCGGGAAACGTCGGCAACCGACTTTCCCTCCGCGATCCATGCCGAGACGCGCTTTGGCTCGATCCCATGACGCGTGCCGAGACCTATGATCTCGACAGCTTGGTTTCGAGTTTCGGTTACCTGTGCACTTGTTTCAGCCACGGTTTCCTCCTGAGTTGCGGTTGGATTCAAACTGCGAACTTTGACGGGGAAGCCTGGCTCGCCCGCTTTTCGGTTATGCCCGACCGTAGGATCCGCCGGCACAGCGACCGAACTTGCTTCCATCGGGGTCCATTTCGTGGCCCGATAAGTGTCGCCCTCGTCCTTTGAGGACTTCGAGAGCTCGTACTCGTCGACCGAATAGCCGACGGAAATGTATTGGCGGATGCCGTCCTGGACGTCCCGCTTCACGTCTTGCGCGGCCGCGCTCCGCGAAAACTGGACGACCCCGCGGAGCTTTTTGTCCTTTACCGCGACATCGTGAACGATCCCGATGATCGAGCTCGAGTTGTGACTGTCGAGGAAGGAGAGTCCGGTTTTCGCCCGCGAAAGATCGACGGACTCGGGCGAATGATCGAGGATCTCTTTCGCGCCCCATCGCTGGACCGGGAACTCGGAAGAGATCGAGATCGCAAAGCGATCCTCGTCGGGCTGGTCTGGATCGTCCTCGTCGCCGTCGATGTCGTCGCTCTTGCCAGCTGCACGCGCCGCGACCTTTTCGGCTTCGAGCTTCGCGGGATCCTTTTTGCGCCGCTTCCGGGGAACCTTCGAGAAAGAGTCGATCGCAAACTCGCGGGTTAGCATCCCGAGGACCGCGCCGTCGCGGAGAGGGTTGATAAGAGTTTCTGTCGTCATTGCGTTAACCTCGTTGGCTGCAGAGTTGGACCAGCTTTGCCGCGTCTGCTTGGTTTGAGAAGGACTCGGAGCAAGGCGATCGCGTTCTTTTCGGACGCTGCATCGTCGTCATCGTCGGCCCCGCCCGTCGTGCCGTCGGTTCCCCCGGGTGACCCTTCGTCGTCCTCTTCGCTTTGGTCCGCGGGGCCGCCGAGCGGTTTCGTCGCCCCGGGGAGAGTGAGATCGAGACCGAGCTCCTCGGCGAGCTGCTCTTCCTGCTGGATCGCCTCGAACACTTCCCCTATGTCTTCGCCCGTTTCTGCGACGATCGCATCGCGAGATCTGAGCCGCGCGCCGATCGCGAGGATCGCCGATTGCGCGTCTTTGAGCGGGTCGACCCACTGCCAGCCGCGCGGCTCCCACTTGCCCGCGGCGAACTTTGCCGGATCCCGCGAGTCGAGGACGAGCTCTCCCGTGAGCAGCGCGAACGTGAGCCAGTCTTCGAAGACGGGCTGACAGAGCGATTCGGTCAGCCAGGACTGACCGCGCTTCCACTGATCGCGCTCGATCAGGAGCCCCGATCGCATCGACGAGTAATTCACTCCCACCAGGTCGGAGGCGAGAGCGTTGTACGACACGCCGAGCCCGGTCGCGATTTGCCGCAAGATGGTGATGACGAACATCGGGAACGCGCTCGGTGGGTGATCGGGGCTCCACTCCGTGAACTTCATCCCCGGGGGAAGCGTCTCGATTGTTCCGGGATTCGCCTCGAGGACATACTTGTGATCGGGATCCGGCTCTTCGTAGGCGCCGGCGTCGGTGTGCTCGAGCCATCCCATCTTCGCCGCCCCGGTCCGCGCCGCGACGAGCTCCGCCTCGATGTAGCCCTCGAGCATGCGCAGCTGCAGCATTACCGGATGGAACCAGGTCACACCTCGAGTCTGAGACACACGCTCCGGATCGTAGAGGTGGATGATCTCATCGGCCGGAACGCGCTCACGCTGGAGCGAGCCGCCGAGATCGCTCGGATGGCCTGGATTGAGCCAGTAAGCGAGCGGCCGCGCCCACTTGTCGATCTCGACGCCCAAGCGGATCTCGTTCGTCTTTGGGGACGGGGGAACCGAGTACAGGTGATCGCATTGATCGGAGTCGATGATCTGGACGGCGAAGCGGTATTTGTTCGGGAAGTTTTTGATCTTCCGGATGAAAACCTCTCCGTCGGTCGCGACGTTTTTAATCGCTAGGTCCTGAACCTGTCTCCAGGAAAGCCGGCCGTCGACGGTGCAGTTCCCCTTTTTTCCCCAGTCTTTGAACCCCGCCTCGATCTTGTCGTTTATCGCTCGGGCGAGGACGTTTTTCAGCTGCCCGGCGCCCTTGCAGTTCTTGCAGCTCCCGGCGCCGGCGACAGGTTTACCGCCGTCGTCGACTACCTTTCCGGTACCGGCGCACTTAGGACAGACCGCGGTCGCGTTGCGGACCTGCGCTTTGTAGCCGATGCCGTTCGGACCGGCGACGTTCGCCGCGAGCAAGTTCAGGAAATTTTTCGCGATCGGATTGTTTCGCGAGAGCTCACGTCCGCGCGCGCGGAGCAAACGAAGATTCCCGCGGATCTCCTGATCGGCGGAAAGAATTGTCGCGATCCAATCGAGCGTGAGCCGGGTCCCCGAGGCGCCCGAGTAAACCGTCGCATTGCTCCGCTTCTCAAACCCGAATTTGGCCAGCACTTTCTGGACGATGGTGAGAGGCTTTTTTTTCATGCGTCCAGTCCAGTCACGTCGACCCACGTCGGCGGCCAGCCTGGATCTTCGAATTCACTCGTAAACGCGATCAGGACCGGTGAACCAAGACGTCCGGGATTCTGCAGCTGGAAGAGCTTCGAGCGGTAATGCCCGCGGAACCAGAAAAGCTCTTTGATCGGGATCTTCGAGATCGAGCGGCCGGCGATCTGGTAGGTCTCAAGGTCCGCCGTCATCCGGCCCTCGATCGCGGCTTCGATGATCGCGAGCGTGCGTTCGATGTGCGAAATGAACGCGCCGGCGGAAGCTGTGGCGACGTTCGCTTCGACGAGGAGCTCGAGCATATCCTTCGACGGGTGAATGGTTTCGCCGGTTCCCGCGTTTACGAGAACCTCAGCGCACTGATAACGGCCGGGAGCAATCGAGGCGGTGAGAGAGACGGGGATGACGATGTCGTAGGAATCTCCATCGGGGTTGATCGTAGCGGCTATTTGGAAGACGTTGCTCGCGCCGTTTGCGTAAAACGTGTAGACCCACCCATCCGACGCCGGGTGCTCATCGAACCCTCGGTGAAACTTTACCGTCGTTCCGGCGACGATCCTCGTCGGAACTCTGTCCGGAATTAGGGGGGGCATTGATCGGAGAGTAGCGCGAAAGCATTGAATCTTTTAGGCGCGGCGTGCCAGAAATGACCTTGGTAACGTAAAACGGGCGCCGGCCGGAGAGGCGACGCCCTTCTGACGATGACTCGAGATGGTCCGATTATAGCAGCCCTGGGAGCCTACATTCGGGCGAGGACAGGTACCGTCTCGTCATGGCGGACTTCTTTCGCCGCGCACCGGCTATTCCAGGCGGACGCATTTTGGTTGAAACCCACGTACGGCGGCGAGAGGACAGCAAACTCGACGTTCATTCCGCCGAACCCGTTTTGCGCCCGGTACTCGTAGCAGACGACGCCCTTCATTGTGACGAGCACAGACTCCAGTTTGAAGCTGTCCGGGTTGCGCATCGATTTGCGGAGAATCTGTGCGCCGATGAGCGCGCGCTCCTGATCCTCGCCAGAGATCTTCTCCTGCTCTTGCTGTTCGGGCGTCTGCACGGCGACGGGTGCTGTTTGAGACGAATACATCGCGACGATGAACGCCGCGGCCATCAGGATCACCACGACTGCAATTAGCCTTTTTAGCGTTTTCATGACGTCGACTCCAATCTCTTGAGTTCCTTTTGCCATTGCCTCGTGAGCCTGCCGAGCAGGGTCGAGGTCCCCTTCAACCAATTCGCGCTCTCGCTATCGAGGACCTGGCGATTCTCTCGAAGAAACTCGCCGGTAGCCGTACGGAGGTAGGTCGCGCGGACGATCGCCGAGGTGAGCGGCTGTCCCGCCGGCCGCGTGCCGTCCTTCCTAGGCCGGCCGCCGAGTCGCCCGTTCGCGCGCGAGGCCTCGGCCTTGGCTTCCGTTTTTACGCTTCCGCCTTGCACTCCCCAATTCGACAATTTCGGTGTCCTTCCCATGAATCGAGAATAACCCAAGCTTGGGTTATTAACAGGTTACCTCGGTACTCGCCAGGCGGGTTACCCCGCCTTCCGATCGAGGTCGATCTCGTGGTTATAGCCGAGTTGCGTGTAGATGCGCCGCGCCGGGTGCCCAGTGGCCTTAGCCGGCTCGTCGATCGCGATCGGGAGCGGGTTCTTTTCCGCCCTTTCGACCGTCTCGATCAGAGAATCGATCAGCTTTCCGGTGCAGTTGGTTGGCATGTTAGTACTCGATTTCGAGTTCGGTCGTGGTGGCGACTGGGGCGAAAATCTGGTGTTTCGCTTCG